CTCATACTGAGAACCAAAGTCGCCATGGACGAATGCAGTGAAGTAAACAAACGGCGTATAGAATGAGAACGATGGCCCTGCACTGATTTGAGGCGAAGGGAATTGGTTGATCTGATTAAATGTAAAGTTGCCTTCGTTGTTTCGTTGAACATCCATGTTGGCTTTGAAAAGCACACTGTCGGATGCTGCAACCGGCCCACGGTTGGCAACGAATGGCGCGATATCCATGTTTGAATAGATTACAGGGTAAGGAGTAACAAAGAACTCAAGGTACGCGTACGGTGAATCCGTAGAAAGGACAGCGTCTTGAAATATGTCGCACGCTAATACTTCATGGCGCATACCACGCTTCAATTCGACTTTCTTTTGAATGATGGTTAAGCCACTGGTAGAAACAATCAAACTGTTTTCAAGACTCTCTCTAATATCATGCACTGCCATTACTTCATCCCCTTCTTTGTCGCTGCATGTGCTGCCTTTTGGCAACGCTTGAACCCGTCTTTAGCCCATGAACCGGACTTCAACTTATACTTCGGTGCGAGTGCTTTGAAGTGCTTACCATACGCGGTATGATACTTTGATTTTCTACGGGGCTTTTTCGATGCACTGCTTGAGGTGTCTCCGCGAGCTTGAACGACTTCGGCAGCCTCCATGGCATCTGTCGGCATAACTTGAGTCAAGACTTCACCTTCTTTGATGTAGATTTGAAAGGCAGGTGTTCCTTGAATCATGAATGCTTGGTAAGCCGGAATGGCTACCATATCAACAGGGAACACTGTAGTCTGATCACCAAGGATAAAACCACCAATCGCACCCAAAGCACCCCCTACTGCAGAACCACCGAGGGGAATAACTGAACCGGCTTTTGCGCCCAACTTACCATACTTTTTGGCATTAGCAGCACGCTCACTTAATCGCTTAGCAGCGTCCGGCCCTTTGAGGTCGTCTTCAAGGCGTGTAGTGTAGAACCTACCGTTCTGATCGTATGGCAATTAAGCCACCTCACAGGTCTTGTTGCTGTGTAAGCATTTCAGTCATGTCGGCCTCAGTGAGTTTAACAGGCTCTCCGATAACCATGATATCGATTTCAAGCGTAGAACCTGCATGCTCGCCTACCAATGAGGCAGCAACGCCTATGAGCAGGTCGGAAACAACATTGTAGCCTTCGGGGTGAAGGTCGGGCGTTCCGTAGTGAGTCCATTGGTTTTCAACAGCAACTGGTTGAGTGCCTCCAGCGTTAGGGATCAGATCGGTTGTCATCTCCAGCATGTTGATGACATCCGGTGATGCGAGTCCAACATCTGCAGCGTTCTCATACGCAGTAGTAGTAGCGAACACTTTGATACTCGCGTTGATTGGCAATGCACCGGCTGTTTCAGTCAATGTCGCATGTAGGACACCGTTCGGCTTTGATGGTGCGCGGAGGCTGTATCGAATCTCTTTGATAGCCATACCTTCTTTCTTAACGATATTTACAAAATCGCTCAGATCAACTCGTCCATAAACAAGGTCAGTGTTACCACTGCCGTTTACATCAAATTGTAGTCTGTCTCTCAAAATCAAGTCGCGTGCTGCTCGGGCCATGCCTATATGCCACTGATGACGGTGTATAAAGTAAACCGAAAAAAGGGATTCTTTTTCTGCAGGACAAAAAAACGCTACACTGCAAAAAAAATCTCGAGAAAAAGTTAGTGTAATAAGTAAAACGGGCATGATCAGAGCCTGCAATCTGCAGCCCATCTCCGCGAGCGAAGCGAGTCAATCACACCTATATGCGCGGTCGCGCTCCGATTGGTTAATGCGTGCAGGTTATCGGGGCTGATAGGCTTACGCTAAACGCACATCCACCACTAAAAACACGGTTTCGGCTACGCCTCCACAGATTTGAACGATGGATATATATCTACAACGGGCCTCGGAAAGAATGATGAGGACCAAAGTGATATCATTATGCGACGAAACATGGCAACTCGCGGCCGACATGGATAACTTCTCCATGTGGGTGCGCTCACAGTTGCTCATGCTGGATGAGAACCGATTGAAAATGGCTAAGGCTGCAGATGCTTACTTGAAGCAGCATGGCACATATCCGGAGTGGTATCAATGAAGAGGATGGACGCGATAGAAGACATTGAAGACCGCATTTTAGATCTGGTCGAATTGATGCGCGCATTATTCCCTAACTTCAACAGCATTCCTCCAGCTGAAAAGGTCATCGTTGGATTGAATCAACTCTACAGAGATACCGGAAAGTTGGCAGATGCCATCGATAAGGGGTGGGTTGAATGAGCGGTTACTGTGGATATTCATGTGCATGCGAATTATGTTTAATTGGAGATGAAGAAGAATGAGGTTCGCTAATGTGTGCAAAATATGCTTTGATGTCTCATGGGTTTCTGCTGATCAGAACGAACGCCTTGATGGTGAGTGGATGATGATGGCCACCGGAACGAATGAAGGTGGCTACGGTGGTCGAAAGTGGCATGTGTGTGGTGATTGTAGTGGTTCGATTCAAATGTCCTCAATGCCATACTGAGGTGTGGAGAACATCATGGACGCGTAAAGGCGGCCATCAACCTCTCACATGTGGTAAGTGCGCCCGATTAAAACGCGAGGCTCGCGAGTTGCGGAAACTGCAGCATGACGATGAGATAGAGTAGGCGTTCGCACCATACGATGCGTTCGTTTTGTTCCTTATCGATGGGGGCAATTGCGTCCATGATCAGAACATCAAGGTGTTACCATTGTCTGCGAGTTTCCGAGGTGGTTGTTGAGCGCGTACAGGCCCACTTACTAAGCCACGGTTCAATCCAAAACGAATCCAGTCCGGAACATCACCCAAGGTCGCGCTCTGATCACCGAACGCTGTTTCAAAGTCCTGCATTGTCCGCGCATTCTTGAGATAGTTGCGAATGCTGCCGGTTGTTATCATCGACTCGCTGGAGTCGGCTGAGTAATTCAACCAAAAGTTACGGGCTGCAGTGCCTAAAATCATGCGCTCGGGGCGAATGCCACCATACTTCCAAGCGGGGAATATCTGCCCAACATTGGCAGCCTTTGGTATGATTCGGCCTTGATTCATCAAGTTGATACCTTGAGCAACGGAACGCTCTCTGATCAACCCTAATCCGTAGGATGTGTTGGTGGCTTTCGATGAATTAACGCGCAATAGGAATGAAAAGGCCATATCCTCATACTGAGAACCAAAGTCGCCATGGACGAATGCAGTGAAGTAAACAAACGGCGTATAGAATGAGAACGATGGCCCTGCACTGATTTGAGGCGAAGGGAATTGGTTGATCTGATTAAATGT